CCTCTTCCAGTTTACTCTGATATGGCTTTGTTTGCAAGAGGATCTACACGAGCAATGTTTGAAAATGTCTATGCTCTATGCAACAACTATTCTCAGAACACTTCTTTTTCTTTAGGTGCCCCAGTTAACTCTGTTTTTGGAGACAATGAAGTTGATGCAAATGAGTCTTTTAGAAAGTATGCAATTAGTGGACTAATCCAAAATACATACCTTACTGGAATAGGTTCGTCCGAGCCTCCAAAATATGATATATATTTTGAAGAGTTTGGAAGTATTATGAGAGAAGCAGCAGCATTTAATTTTAAATATGATAAAGCCTACCCAGCATTAACTGCAAAAATCTCTCCAACATTTAATAAGATAAAAGGATATGTGGTTTCTGGTTTTAGAGCAGGGTCTTATGGCGCAGAGTTTCTAATTTTTAATGCAACAGATACGGCTCTTAGTCTAGATGAAACAAGTGGGAACTATTTAAGAATTCAAGGAATTACTTTTACGCAGCAGTCCGATAACAATTTGACAGTTGATGAATACTTTAACAAGAACAGTCTTGAGTCAAACCCTCAGTTTGTTGCAGATAAATTAATATCAAATCCATTTAAGTTTAAGCAAGATTACCAAGACATAAAGTTAAGCAGAATGACATACGGTAAAAAAGATTTTGCATTAGATGCTACGTACATACAGTCACAAGATGAGGCATCAAGCCTAATGAAGTGGATGATTGAAAAAACAACAAAGCCAAGAAAGTCTATTGGGGTTAAGATATTTTCAATTCCAACAATTCAACTTGGAGACATAGTTAGTTTAGACTATCAAGAAAATGGTGTAAGCATGGCCTCAAACCCATCTAGCAGATTTATTGTATACAATATTGAATTTTCTAGAAGCCTAGAAGGTCCAGACATGACGGTCTTTTTAAGTGAGGTAGTGTAATGGCAACTGGCGCAACTGCAGATCTTCCATACCCAGCAAGTGCATCTGAAGATAAATCAGTAAAGATTGCTACACCAGATTTAATTATTACAGGTGATGAGATGATGTCTATTGAAATAATGACAGATCTTATATTTGAAGAAATTGGTGGATATGAACTTGCTACAATATCTAGACACGATTTAGTAAATGGACAGAAGGTTATCTATGCACCAATTAAAAACCTAACAGATCTTTATTTACAGTACAACCCAAACAACGTTTTAAGACTTCAGGCATCTGACTCATACCTAAAGGCTTTGCCTTTATCAATATTTGACTACTTGCCAGTTTGTGGAACTGGGTATGACCTAGAACCAGTGTACATATCACCAGGCCAGGTAAATCCAGATAAGACTAAGTGGACAAAGGTTCCGAACTGTAGGTCAGTCTACATAGATCCACTAACAGGTGATTTGGTTATTAATTTAATCAATATTAAAGAAAGCGACCAGGCAGAAATACAGATATTGTCTAGTGGGCAAATTTTTGATGATACAATACATAATGGGAGTAATTAATGATAACTAATATAGGTAAAAATCTTTTAGCCAAGTATCTTGTAGGGCAGACACAATCATATGCCTCTCACATTGCTGTAGGCTGTGGACCCAACCCAGTGGCTTCTGATGGGGGTAGTTTTGGAGACTACGCACTAAAGAAGTCCTTAGATTTTGAGATGTTCCGTGTTCCAATTATCTCTAGGGGTTTTGTAAATGAGGACGGTATTGATAAGGTAGTCTTAACAGCACAACTTCCAACAGAAGAAAGATATGAAATAACAGAGGTAGGAATATTCTCTGCTGCATCAAATCCAGTTGCTGGTTCCTTTGATAGTAGAAATATTTATTCTTTTGCAGAAACGGACAGTTGGTTGTACCAACCTTTTAATTCTCCCGCTATAGAAATTGACTCAGTGTATGCACCACTAGATGGACAGTCTGAGAATGGTATTATAAATCAGACTCTGAATGTTTTTCAAACAAACGCAGACAATAGAGTATTTACTCAGCAAGGTAGAGTTGCAAGAAATGAAAGATGTAGATTCTTGAATAATATTATTGCTATAGTTGGAAATGATTCTACACTTACAAGAAATGTTTCAGGTAAACTAAATATAGGTTCTGGATCAAAGTACATCAGGCTTAACGAAACGACTGTAGATTTTACAAAAAATAGTCCACTAGATGAATTAAAATTAGCATTTTCCGTTGTAAGTAAAGTTGCTAACTCTAATACCGTTCCAGACAATGTTAAAATATTGTTAGAGTTTTCTCATACTGGTCTAAACTCTAGCCAAGAGTATGCAAGGTTTGAGGTAGACATTGATGATGTGGGATATGTTGCAGGAACAGCAGAAGAGACAATAAATTTTGCTTCTAATAGATATGTTGTTGCAACAAAAGCACTTAAAGATCTAAACAAAACAGATAATTTTGATTGGCGTGAAGTTGCTGTAGCAAAAATTTATGCATGTGTTACTGAGAACAACTTGCCATCAGACCAGTTCTATGTATGCCTAGATGGATTAAGATTAGAAAACATTACATCTACAAACTCTTTGTATGGCCTTACTGGTTATTCTGTAATTAAAACTGTGGGGGCTAAGCCAATCATCAAGTCAGCAAATACAACAAACTACATTGAATTTAGATTTGCCCTGGGTGTTTAATCATGGCAGACAAAGGAATAAAGAATGTTATTATTAAAAAGGAATCACTTGGAAAGGTGACTTCTTCAAACTCAAGAGTTCTAAGATTTAGAATAATTGCAGAAGATAGAAATAGAAAGTCAGCCTATTCAAAAATATTTATTCTTGGTTCCGAGGCCGTTGCAGTTGGACCAGGAGATATAAACCTTATTGGAAATACAATCTTTTTAAACTGGGCAGTAGGAGAAGTTTCAATACAGATTACTTATGACATCTTTGTAGGATTTGATGGAGCAACTCCGTCTTACTTAGGAACTACTGGATCACAAAACTATTCATTTTTAAAAACAGGAACACAGTCAGTAAGGGCTATAGTTCAAATATCCTCCATTAATCCAGAGCCTAAAGAAAACTTAGAAGTGTATGATTCTGGAATTGTAAGTCTGGTATAATTATAGTATGGCAATATTACCTGTACCAGAGCGAGGCCAACCACTAGATGTAACTTATATCTATCAGATTGTTAAGGCTATTAATGATCTTTCTGTTCAGGTATCTCCATCAGTATATAAGTATGTAACTGTAGATACCCCAAATGCAGCAAAGCAAAGTGCCAAGGCATCTGAGACTAGGTTCATTGGTGGCTATGTTCAGGTTACAACAAGCACAACCCAAACTGCTGGATCTTCACTAACATTTTCTTATGACTTTCCAAGCGAATTTAAGTTTGCTCCAGTAGTAACAGCATCACCAGTCAACGTTGGAAATACAGATGCTGGTAAAGATGTCACAGTTACATTAAGAAGTGTCTCAACCTCAAAGGTCGAGGGTACAGTTAAGTTTAATTCTGGAGGAGACACAAGTATTGGTATTAATCTAATAATTATTGGAATACCAAATTAATGATTAAATGTAAAAAATGTAATGGAAGAATGCTAATAGATAGACAGTATACAGAAATAAATAATTTAGAACTATATTGTATTCTTTGTGGAATGAGAACATTTTTTCATCCACCCAACAATTCTCAGGAGGGCCGATGGCTACTAAAAAGGGAACAATTGAGAGCGAAAAATACAATGAGTCACCTGTAATACCAGGTAACAAAAAGGTTTGGTTTCTTAACGGGAGCCTAGTTAGAATACATCACTACAACCACTCTAATGGAATAATGTCTGTTTATAATATAAACAAAGATCAAATTGAAAGTTGTTTAATTAGTGACTTTAAAAATAAAAGAGAACGAGCATACACGGTAGGTCAAACTGCTGACTTGGTCAATCGTCATAAAAAATATATGCCATCACTAATGAAACGAGGAGTCATTCCATTTCCAACGGGATCTCAAAAAGGTGGAGCAAGAGGTTTTCAAGTAAGATCATATTACTCAGAATCACAGGTAAGAGAGATACGTGATATACTTGCTTCACACCATATCGGCAGACCAAGAAAAGATAAGTTAGTTACTAATGATATTACTCCCAGCAAGCAAGAGTTGACACGCAGAATGGGCGATGGTATACTTACATATAGAAG